ATAGCACACCCGATAGCACACCCGATAGCACACCCGATAGCACACCCGATAGCACACCCGATAGCACACCCGATAGCACACCCGATAGCACACCCGATAGCACACCCGATAGCACACCAGATAGCACACCCGATAGCACACCGGGAGCAGTGCCCGTAGCTAACAAACAAACAAACAAACGAAAAGAAAGCACTGCTACCGCAGTGCGAAAGAAAGCCGACTTTCTTTCGTGGACCGCTGATGATTTTCGCCGGGAAGCGGAGAAGGCAGTCGAGGCCCATCCGGAAAACCGGCCATATCTCGAGGCCTTCTGCAACTGGTGGACTGCTCCCTACTGCTATGGCGGCCTCCTTTTTCAACACGAAAAGGCGTTTTCCATGGCGGGGAGGCTCGCCACGTGGCGGCAAAGACGGGAAAAGCCGGATCCGAACCGGCGCGGGCCGGTGAGACTTTCTCCGGCCCGTTTCGACGACCAGCCGACCGAAACGCTGGCCGAGACCTTCGCCCGGCTCGACCGGGAAGCCAAGGAGGGCCGACCGTGACACGCATGGAGCAGGCAGTCCTTGCCGGACTGCTCCGGGACAACAAGCTCTACCTCACCGCTTGCAGCTGGAAAATCGGCGAGGCAACCTTTACCGACGACATCGGCCGGAAGATCTGGGGAGCCATCGCCGCCGAGATCGAAGGGGGCCGCAAGGCCGACCTGGTCTCCATCGGCGGGCTTCTGCCCGACCTCGCGGTGGAGATCGCCGAGCTGGACACCGCCATCGCCACGACTGTCAATTTCGGCACGTGGTGCGAAAAGCTCAAGATCGCAGAGGCCAAGGAACGGCTCCGGGCCGCCTGCGGACGGGTCACCGCCAAGCTCACCCCCGCCTACAAGGACGTGGCAGGCGTCATCGCCGAGCTCCGCGGGGAGCTGGAAGCAGTCACCCTCACCGCCGGCGGGAAGCACGTGCCGACACTCGCGGAGGCCGCCGAACAGGTCCGGGACGAGATCGACAACGGCGCGAAAAAGCGGATCCCGCTCTTCCCCGCCGGAACCGAGGCGGCCCGCGTCGCCTGGGTGCGGCCCGGCGAGATGTTCGTCCTGGGCGCCCGGACCGGCGGCGGCAAGACCGCCCTCTGCGCCGGAGCCGCCGTCACTCAGCTTGCAGCAGGGCACTCAGTCGCCTACTTCTGCACCGAGAGTTCTACCGCCGAGATCCTCGCGCGGATCGCCGCCGTAATGGTCGATATTCCCCACTATGCAGTCCGCGGCGAAGAGGAGCGCAAGGCTTTCGACTGGGCGCTCAACGAGCTCACCCGTGGCCGCTTCGCGCCGCTCCTGCGGATCATCGGGAACGACGGCGGCGCCCTCACCTGCTCCACCATCGAACAGCACCTCCGCAACCGCGCCGCGGAGGTGATCTATGTGGACTTTGTCCAGAATCTGCGCCCGGCGGTGCGCCGCCGGTCACACCTGGAAGAGGTGGACGACTCCATCCAGCGGATCCACGATATGCTGGGTGAGTTCAAGGCCGCCGGGATCGTCGTTTCGCAGTTCAACCGGGCGTCCCAGACCGACGGGGCGGACAAGGAGCCGGACGTTACATGGCTCAAGGACACCTCCACCATGGAGCAGCTGGCCAGCACCGTCGCCTTTTTGTGGCGGCGAAAGGACGCAACCGCGTTGCTCAGCAAAAAGCGGCGGAACGGACCGGATTTCCGCCTCGGCTTGACATGGAGCCGGGCAAGATACGAAAGCTCAGCCGTTCCCATCGCGGAACGGGGAAAGGAGGAACAATGAGCGTCAAGACAAGAGCCCTCACAGCGCTGGAGAAACAGCGCTTCGGGGAGGTGCTGAACGGGCCCCTGACACCCGCCGAACTGCCACACGCCGCCTGCCTCGCCCTCATCCTCGGCCTCGGCGCCAGGATCCGCGAGGTGCTGGGGATGCGCGTCGCCGACGTCTACGACTTCGAGGAGGGCAAGGTGCGGCAGGAGGTCTCCCGCAAGATCGAGAAGCGGGGCGGCAAGGACGTGCGCCTCACCTTCCACTTCGCCTGGGAGAGCCTCGGGCGGCCCGTCGAGGCGTGGATCAGGCGGCAGCGGCTGCGCGGGCCCGACGCGCTCCTCATCGGCCGGAGCTACTCCGCCGTGCGCAAGATGGAGGCAAGGCTCCTCGGCCGCGCCGGGATCGACCGCGCCGGCATCGGCTTCCACGGGCTCCGCAAAACCGGCATGAGGGTCATCCGGGAGCACTCCTACCAGGTCACCGGGGACCACGCCGCCGCCGACCGGTACGCCCAGACCATGGCCGGTCACGCAAGGCTCGACACTACTCTCGCCTATCTTACCGACCGGGATCCGAAGCCTTCCGCGCACATCGTCGAGGAGGCTTTCCGCGAGGCCTTCGGAAGGGGCTCAGGCGGGGAGGTGCGCTAACCTATGCTCAATATCCAAACCCACACAAGAAAGGATTGAAAATGCCAAAAAAACAGACAGAGACACATCCTATAGCCGCACGGGAAAAAAGGACCCTGACCATAAAGGAGGCCGCGGAACTTGCGGGGGTGAGCATTTCTTTCATACGTAAACTCCTCAAGGACGGCACGTTAAAGCCGCTTTTCCTGCCCGGCGTGATACGTTTCGACAGGAGGGCGTTTTGCCGCAGAATCGGCATGGAAGAGGATGCGTAAAGCGCTGGGGGAGCGTTCGTTGCACGCTTTTGGAGGGGGCAGGAGGCAGGGAGGCCCGGGGGCACCCCCCCCCGGGCGGGTCCTTCCGGGACCGACCCCAAAGGGTTGAGGTAAGCGCTCGGGCACGAAGGTTCCCCCGCAAAATCCGTTTTTTCCCAAACATAAAGTAAATGCCTGATAATCAACAACACAAAGTCTGCAAATTTCCCTTTAGGGGGGGGCATAAAGGCGCGGTCCGTCCCGGGCCCTCGGATCCGGGCCGTGCACTGGCACCCGGATCCGCTCCTTCGCGGCCTGCTCCGGCTGCGCGGCGAAGCATAGCCGGAGACATCCTCGCGGGCATCCGGACTTTGCTCTCGGGGATGGTGCCCCGGAGCCACGTCAAGCCTTCCGACTGGGCGGAGGGGAACTTGGTCTTCGGCGCGGGGGAGCCTGTCCCCGGACCCTTCCGCCTTTCCGGATCCCCGTACCTGCGGGACGTGCTGGACGCCTGGGAGCTGATCCCCGGCCAGGGCCTCAAGGTGGTGACGGTGGTGGCGCCGCAGCAGACGGGCAAGACGCTCAGCTGGCTGGGGGGGCTCATGTGGAGTTTGGAGCACGACCCCGGCGCGTCGCTTGTCTACTACACATCCGAGGACGTGGCCAAGCGCATCAACTCGACCAAGATGGAGCCGCTCCTCCGCGAGATCCCGCGCTTCCGTGAGCTGCTGAGCCTCCCGCGTTCGCACTCGGCCGAAGCCTACCGCCTCGCCGAAAACACCGTTTATTTCGGCGGCGTCGGGAGCCGCATCGCGTCTTTCTCGGCCCGGCGGCTCATCGCGGACGAGCTCGACGACTGGCTTTTCACCGCGGGGACCGACCCCTACAAGGACCTCACCATGCGCTCCCGCGCCTACCCGGAGGCGCTCCTCTGCGCCGTCTGTTCGCCGCGGGGCAGCACGTCGCGCATCTGGCGGCTCTTCCGGGAGTCTTCGCGGGGCTTCTACTGCCTCCGCTGCCTCGGCTGCGGTGAGCTCACCTTGCGGTCGAGCGACATCCACAATTTGCAGTTCGAGCAGGACAGCGAGGGCCGCCTCATCGAGACGACCCTGCGCCTCATCTGCCCCAAGTGCGGGCGGGCCCACATCGAGGACGAGGCCGCCGAAATGGTCACGGCGGGGGGCTACGTGCATGAGCATCCCGAGCTCATCACGACGCGGCCCGGTTTCCAGTGGGGCGCTCTCGCCTCGCTTATTTCTCCGCAGCTCCGCTGGGCCCCCATCGCCGAGGCGCAGCTCCGAGCGGGCAAATCGGGAGCCATCGCCGACCAGATCTTCTTCGACAACTCCATCCGGGCGCGGCCCTTCCGCCCCCGCGTCAGCATGGAGGCGGGAGAGGCGGCCCTGCGCCGTCACAGCGTCCCGACCCCGCCCCCGGAGCAGATCCGCCTCCGGCTCTTCGCCGCGGACACCCAGGCGGCGGGATGGTATTGGATCGTTCGCGGCTACGACCGGCACATGACATCCCACCTGCTCGCCTGCGGCATGGCGCGCAACCTCGAAGAGCTGACGGCGGCCTTCCGCTCCGGGGCGGCGGGGCGGCCCTGCGACATGGGGATCGTGGACGAGGGCGGCTTCGGCCCCGAGCGGATCCGCGCCTGGGCCCGGGCGCAAGGCTCCGGGAAGGTCCTCACCTACAAGGGCAACCCCCGCATACAAGGGGAGCGCCCCTTCCGGCTCAGCACGGAGATCCCCGGCCTGATCCTCGCCCGCGAAAGTTACTACCACATAATGCTCCTCTGGACGATCTACACGCAGCGCCCGGAGGGCCCCGGCGGCTGGCATTTGCCCCAGAAGATCCCCGCCGAGTACATGGCGCAGCTCTGCGCCTGGCATCCATCCGACACCTCCGCCCACAAGTTCGAGGAGTTCGAGCACTGGGTCAGCGGGGGCGACGATCACTACTACGACTGCGAGAAGATGCTGCTGGTGCTCACGGACTACATCAAGCAGACCCTTCTCCCCAAGGCGGCGACGGCCGCCGCCCGCCCGGTCATCGTCCGCCGGTCCGCCGCGCCCGGGGCATAAAAAATCCCCGGGAGAAAGTTCACCCGGGGGCATCGTCGGACAAGTCCGACCGGTCCGACTTATCTCGGCAGCCGTTCCTCGACCCTTTTCCAGATCCCGGCGGGCACGGGGAACCGCCCCCCGAGATACCGCGAAAAGGTGGCGGGATCGACGCCGCACCAGGCGGCGAGGGCCTGTTTCGTCATGCCGGTACGGCGGACCATCACGGCGAAGGCGGCGGCCAGCCGTCCGGCCTCGATCCACCGTTCCCCCTCCGGGGAGGTCCAGTCGTCGGGCTCGGGGCTGGGATTGACCACCAGCAGCGCCGCCCCCTCGGACTTTTCCTTGGAGACTGCCAGCGTCCCGTCTGCCCAGCGGACCGCGTACAGCTTTCTCATTTTTCCACCTCCACCAGCACATCGACCACGATCTCTGCGTCGTAGTTACGTCCGCAGAAGCTATAAGAGCGGAGCTCATGCCCGGCGGCGAGAGTGTCATCCTCGGCGGTGGTGTAGATCGTCGGAAACTCTGCTTTGATATTGATCCCAGCGTCGGCGAGATAGTTGTCATGGTCCCCGCCGCAGGTATCGAGCACATCCCCTGCGACCTTTTCGGCGGCTTCCGCCGCCGTCATCCCGGCGACCTCTCCCCAGTATTCGACGCCGTCAGCGATCAGATCCCCATCGTTTTCGCCGAAGATCGAGTAGGTTGCACTGATGACTTTTCCTTTGCCCGTCGCTGCACCCACCTCCACGAGGTGGGCTCCGTCACCATCGGCGGCAAAAGCGCTGTCATACTCGGCCATGCCGTCGGCCTCGAGCTTGCGGAGCGTGGCCTTCCAGCCCGCCCCGGTGTCGATCGCTCCGGTGTCGGTCTGCATGTAGCTCTTTTCGTCTTCCAGCCCCGCGCGGGCGATGACCTCTTCGGCCGTCAAGATCTTCGCCTCTTCGGGATCGTCGGCGGCTTCGCTCTTCTCTTCTTCGGTCTCTTCGGCCTTGAGGGCGGCGGCGATGATCGCTTCGACGGCGGCGCGGACCTCGGCGTCCTCGCAGACGACCTCTCCGGTGACGGCGTCCACATATGCGCCGTAAAGGCTCATGCTCACCTTCCACGCCCGGTTGTTGCTGACCTTCTCGCCATCCTTTTTCGCGCTCATGATCGCGCCGCTCTGATACCGGGAGACTTCCCACCCCGCGGACTCCATAGCCTTGTCGGCGTAGAGATAGACGCGGACCTTCCCGCCCTTCTCCCAGACCTTCCCCATGCCGGCGACGGCGGCGATGATCTTTTCGGTCTTCTCGCTGCGGACTTCGGCGGCGGTCTCTTCGACCTTGACGGCTTCGGCCTTGCGGCTGGCTTCGGCCTTGAAAGCGGCTTCGATGTGCTTCTGCGTGATCTTCATTTTTTCTTTCCTTTCAGGTTTCGTTGTTGTCTTTTTCTGTCAACGTCCATAATATACACCCTCATTTCGCACTTGTCAAGCCCTGTTTTTGCAAAAAATCAAAAAAAAATCAAAAAAAGTCAAAAAATCTTGACTTTCACCCCAAAACAGCGAGGAGGCAGCCAGGGCGCGAAACTCAAAAACACCTTTCTCGCAGGAGGGAGTACGGCGCAGCCGCACGGACTGACGGAGAGCGGGGCTCCCCGGAAAATGCCCCGCAGCCCGAGGGGAGGCCCCTCTCATGGGGCCGACGGGCATTTTTCGGGGCCGGCGGCCCTTTGCGCGCGCCTGCGCGCGAAAACGGCCCCTGTCACTCCCGGAACTAATTCCGCTCCAGTCAACGGTTTACAAAGAAAAATTTCTGATTTTGTGCAATAGATAGAGAGGCAAATTATGGACATCGACAAAATCAAATACCTCCCGCGGGTGCAGGAAATTCTCGCCGAGCTGGAAAAGATCAAGGACGCCCGGGCCGACATCCTCGAGGCCCAGAGCGTGAGCATCTCCGGAAGCCACTCGGTGACGAAGGTCCGGCTTGAGGAGCTCCGGGTCGCCGAGGCCGAACTCAAGCGCGATCTGGTCATCATCGCCCAGAATCACGGGCTTGTGAGCAACGCCGTGGGGTCGAAGAAGAGGGCTTACTATGACGACTGAAGAGATCCGCGCCGCGGTCCGTGCCGGAGTACTCCGCTACGCCCAGGCGAAATACGCCGCCCTGGAGAGCTCCCGGAAGGGCGTGCGCCCCCTGCCCCAGACGGAGCGGGGCCCGGAAGAGGCCCGGCAGTTCACCGACCGGGACCGCCTGCTCGCCATCGCGATCAACCGGAACCTCCTGCGTTCGAACTCCAAGGCGCTGGCCATCGTCGGTAACCGGACGGTCCTCGGCTTCGGCGTCTGCAAGGCGCGGTTTGCCTCCGAAAACGAGGAGTGGAACCGGAAGGCGACCGAGTATTTCAACGTCGATTTTGCGCGGGACGCCCGCTGGGACGAGCCCGAACACTTCACCGAGATCATCCAGGGGATCGAGCGCGCCCTCATGACCGAGGGCGACGTGCTGGTCGCCATGGACGACGGCTGGCTTGGGGACACCGGCAAGCTGCTCATCTGGGAGGCGGACCAGCTCTGCGAGGTCTCCGAGTCCGACTGGCGTCTCGGCGCTCCCGACTGGGCCCGGGGCGAAGACGGCAAACCCTTCCCCCAGGCGCACGGGGTCATCATCGACCCGGCGGGCCGGACGGCGGGTTACATCGTCTGCCGCCGCCAGCTGGCCGACGAAAAGGCGGGGGCGCTGATCCTGCCCATGGCCGAGGTCACCTGCCTCCGCGCCGAAGACGCCCGCCTCTGCAAGAACCGTTTCCGCTTCAACAGCCGCCGCGGCGTCCCCTCCATGCTGGCCGTCAGCGACAACCTCTACGACATCGACGAGATGGTCAAGAGCGAGCTCAGCAGCGCCCGGCTCAAGGCCAAGATGTACGCCTATGTCAAGCATTCCGAAAAGGAGCCCCTCAACACCGAGCAGCAGCAGCTGGCCTCCTCGCTCTTCGAGCAGCTGACCGCCGCCGAAACGACCGGCGCCCCGGTGGTGCCGGGCCAGCCGTCCGACCCGTCCGACCCGTCCGACCAGTCCGACAAGGCCGCTCCCGCCACCGTGGAGCTCCCGCGCTACGAGCACCTCGAAGCCGCCGTGGGCGGCATGACCGACTACATGGCCCCCGGGGACTCCGTCGAGTGGCCCGACGTTGACCGGCCCAACGTGGACGTGGCCACCTTTTTCAACGAGCTGGGCGACGCCGCGGGCGCTTCGCAGGGCCTGACGCAGGGCTTCACCCGCATGGCCGTTTCCAGTTCCTACACCGCTCACCGCGGGGAAACGGTGCTCACCTACGCCCACCTCCGGAATTACCGCAAGCGCATGGAGCACCAGCTCCTCGACTGGATCGGCGAACGGGTCATCCGGCGGGCGGTGCGGAAAGGGCTTGTCCCGGCGCCGACCGACCCCCGCTGGATGTTCCGGATCTCCTGGGAGTTCCCCGCCCAGGACAGCATCGACCCCGAGCGCCAGGCCAAGGCCGACTTCCAGCGGCTCAAGAACGGCGAAACGACCTTTGCCGAACTTCTCGGCCCCGACTGGCGCGGGAAGTTCCGGGAACTTTCGGCGGAGCTGGCCGAGGCCAAGGCTCTCTGGCTGCCCCTCGACATCTTCGACACCGTGGCGGGGGCTCCCGCCCGCACAAACGCAACCACCAACACGGAGGAGTGATCTATGGACTTTTCGAAATTTTCGGCCCTGCGGACGCCCGACTGGGCGGCCCTGACCCCGGGCGAAGGGGGAGCCGCCGAGGTGCGGCTCTACGGCGTCATCGGCGAAACCTGGTACGGTGACGGGACCAGCGCCCGGCGTCTCTGCGAAGAGATCGAGGCGGCGGCCCCGACCAGTCTCACGGTGCGGATCAACTCCCCCGGCGGCAGCGTGACCGACGGGCTCACGATCTACAATTACCTCCGCGGGATGAAGAGCAAGGGGATCCCGGTCACCACGGTCATCGACGGCATGGCGGCCAGCATCGCCAGCGTCATCGCCCTTGCGGGCGGCCCCGTCATCATGAACGAGGCGGCCTTCTTCCACATCCACAACCCCTTCGGCTACTGCGAGGGGCGGGCCGAAGAAATGCGGGCCGCGGCCGACGACCTCGAAAAGGTCACCGCCACGCTGGCGGGGGTCTACACCGCCAAGACTGAGAAGACCGAAGCCGAGATCCGCGACCTCATGACCGGCAAGCCCGGCTTCGACGGCACACTTTTTACCTCCAGCGAAGCCCTTGTCGCGGGCTTCGTCGATGAAATCGACCGGAACGCGGTGCAGATCGCCGCCTTCAGCCCCGACCTCTGGCGGGCGGAAGCGCCCGCCCCCGCGCCTACCACAGCGCCTGACACGTCCGACCGGTCCGACCCGTCCGACCAGTCCGACAAGGTGGTCCCGACCGAGGCCGATCCGGTCACCACCGCCAGCGAGCCCGTGCCGACCGAGGCCGAGCCGGTCACCACCGCCAGCGAGCCGGTCTCGACCGACCCGGCGCCCGTGCCGCCCGCCCCCGGCGAACCGACCGCCGCCGACGAGCTCAAGGCCATGGCGGCCGAGCTTGCGGCGGCCAAGTCGCAACTGGCCGCGCTGCAGGCGCGGGTCATGGGTCCCGCCCCGGCGGCGGATCCGGCGCCTGCCACCTGGCGCGAGGCAGTGGCAAAATTCGGCTATCTGACCGCCAAAAAGCGCTGGCCGGAGCTCTGCGCCGCCTGCGCGAGGGGGGAGTCGAAGTGAGCACCGGCACCCTCATCATCACCATGGTGACGGGGCTCGCCGCCATCGTTCAGGCCCTCTCGCTCTTCCTCCTGAAGCAGATCTTCGCGGAACTTCGGAGCGTCCGGGACGCCCTGCGCGACTACGTTCCCCGCGAAGTGTGCGAAGAGAAAATGAACGGCCAGCACTACCGCATCAAGCATCTTGAGCAGCACGGGGGGCCCCTGCCCGGATTGCTCCTTGCCGGCGGGGCCGCCCTGCTGCTCTGTTTGACCGGCTGCGGCCACAACTGCGTGAGCTACGGCAAGGGCTTTGCGGTGGAGACCACGGCGAACCCCGAGACGTGGACTTTCGGCGTCTCGGTCCGCTTCGGCGAGATCTTCACGGCGGCCATCAAGGAAAAAAGCAAGGTCACTCTGACCACCTCGGCCAAGGCCGCCGGCACGGCGTCCGACAAGTCGGACCTGTCGGACAAGTCCGACACCGCCACGACCCTCACCATCGAGACGGGCGACCAGGTCACGGGCTATGTCGTGGACCTCGAAAAAGCGAAGGCGCAGGCATCGCCTGCGGGAAAATAATCATCATCCAGACACCAAGAGGAGAAAACATCATGGCAGGCTGGGAAACCGCGGACGGGCGCAGGCCCGAACTCGAAAGCATCAACGTCAACTATCCCGAGGGGTATATCGGGTTGAGGATCTACCCCAAGGAGCTCAAGACCCAGAAGACTGGCAAGATCTACTACATGCCCGCCGGCATCACCATCACCGCCCAGACCGACCGGAACCCCCAGTCGGGAGCCATCACCCGCAATTTCTTCGCGTCGGCGAACACCACTTTCAGCTGCTCCACGGTGGAGGCCCGCGCGGCCATCACCCGTGACGAAGTCGAGCAGTTCGGCGGCGTGGACGCGGCCGACGGCCAGGGCGCCCGCATCGTCAAGCGCGCCGTCATGGCCAAACTGGAAAAGGCCGCGGCCGACGCCTGCATGGCGGCGGAAAGCCCCATCACCTTCGGCACCGGCGAATTCATCCAGACCGTCCGCGACGCCGCCAAGGCCATCAAGAACTACGGCGGCCGCCTCGCGCTGGTGTGCAGCCTCGAAGCCTACGGCTACATCATGGACCTGGCCGAAGTCCAGGCCCGCCTGAAGTTTTCCGGCACCCCCGACTTCGACCGCGAGGCCCTGCTGAGCCTCCGCCCCGAAGTGCTCCGGGAAATGCTGCAGAACCTGTACGCCGTGGACGAGATCCTCATCGGCGACGACACCATCTGGCCCGCGAACAAAGTGGCCGTGGTGAAGCTCCCCAGCGAGGAGCCTTTCTCCTACAAGCTCGCGCCGGAACTCGGCAAGACCATCGCTTACAGCTCCGACGGCGTGGAAGTCTGCGAGATCGAGGCCAACTGCAACAGGGACCTCCTGCTCAACGACTACACCGCCATCAGCTACTTCCAGGTGGTGGAGTTCAACCCCGCCCGCCAGGTGATCCAGCTCTTCGAAGCGGACGACTCGAGCTCCAGCGGCAGCAGCTCCAGCTCCAGCGGCGGCGAGGCGTAAGTCATGAACGTCAGGCGGCAACAGCGGCTTTTTGAAGCGGTGACCAGGGGCGGTTTTCCGATCCCGGTGGTCATCGACGGGAAGACGTACGAGGGGACGCGGACCCACCTCAAGGGCGAGGACGCGGCCACCCTCTACGGCTTCGAGGACCGTTACAGCTGCTCCGTGCTGCTCGCGCCGCCTGATCCCCTGCCCGGCAAGGGCTCCCGCGTGGAGCTGGCCGGGAAGGCTTTCGTGGTCATCGGCATCCAGCTTTTTGCGGGGGACATCTCCTGCCGGCTGGACCTGCGGGAGAACTTCTGAGCTATGGGCGTCACCATCGACATCCTGGTCAAGCAGCGCACGGCTGAGCTTGAGGATCTGATCGCCAAGTATTCCTGGCTTGTCAAGCGGGAAATGCCGAAGATCCTCAACGCCACCGCCGTGCGGTTTCTGCGGGCCGCCCTGCGGGCGACTCCGCCCGGGGAAGGAAAAACCACCATCCCCGGCGAGGCGCTTTACCGGCCTATCAAGGATCTTTCCAGGCCCGGACAAAGCCGGTACCGCGTCCGTTTCCGGACGAAGAACGCCAAGGGCGTCCGCTACTTTTCGGAGCGGGCCGAGGCCGAAAGTTTTTCGGCCATCATGAACCGCGGCGCGGCCAAGTACGGCTGGGCCGGGGCTCTGGTGGATATGGGCTATCCCTTCCCCCGGATCGTTCCCCGCTCCTTCCCCTACGCAAGCCGGGGGCCGATGCTTGCGGCGCAGCTCTCCAAGGGCTACCCCGCCGACATGACGTCACCCGTGGCGGAAGTCCGGAACGCGGCCGACTATGTGTCGCTCGCCGGGATGAACGCGGGGCTCCGGATCGCCAATTTGGGCCTGAAGCAGGGGATCAAACGCCTCGAGGAGGATATAGCCCATGGCCTACAGTGACCAGACCGTCAAGGCCGAGCGGGCGCTTTGCGCCCTGCTCGCCTCTCAGGTGACCGGTTTTCCGGTGGCCGTCTGGGGCGACGACAGCCTCGACCTGAAGCAGCACCCCGTGGCGGCTTTCGTCACCTGCGAAGCGGAGACCCCGGCCTTGCTCGCGCGGCAGATCCTGCGGGCTTCCGTCACGGTGCGGAGCGCCGCCACCGCCGACCTCGACCGCACGGCTCTCGACGCCGCCTGCGCGGCGCTGGAACCGCTGGTGACGGGGGCGGAGATCACCCTCGGGCAGGACGTGGCTTTCGTCGCCGTGGCCCCCGTGGGCTGGGGGCAAGTCCAGCTCACCGCCGACAACTTCTGGGCGCGGGCCTATTCGGCCCGGCTCTTCGTACATTTTTAACTTTTGAGGAGGAAAATACCATGCCTACCCCTACCGGCTACGGCGTCTCCAACCCCGGAGACGAACTCATGCAGTCCCGCTCCCGGAACCGCAGCGGCTCCACCGCCGACCTGCTGGACTCCGAGGGCAAGATCGTCAACCAAGTTGTGCACTCCGTCGCCACCGAGACGCAGGAAGAAGTTTTTTGCGACGACGCGGACACGCTTCTCGCCACCGTCACCGCCGGCCAGTACGGCGAAGAGGTGGTGACCGGCGTGAACGTGAACGAGCAGAACACCGACTGGACCAAGGCCACCATCACCAAGCGGAAGCTGCCCGACTACGACAGCTCCACCGACTGAAGGTAAAAAATGCCCGGCCCGAAGAAAAAGCGCTGCGTGATCGTCAAGGCGAGCGAGTGCAAGAGGGAGTACGTCGATTACCCCCTCGAGATGTTCGCCTGCCTCGACGCTCAGCTTCGTTTCGGCAACCTCATGCTGCCGCCGCCGACCCTCGGGGTGTTCATGCTCTGGGAGCTCAGCTCCTGCGAGTTTTTCAAGCACCCCGAGACGTGCAGCATCGAGGAGCTGGGCCGTGCGCTCTACATCGACCGCGCCCGCCGCGCGGCCATCCCGGCGGTGGAGCGCTACGTCTACGCCGACAATCCCCGGCTGCTGGATCACGGCGCCCGCGACTGCCTTGTCGCGGGCGGCCCGGATCTTATCGACAACCTGCCCCGGGTGCGGGCCTATCTTCACGCCCTCCCCTGGAACGGCTTCCGCATGATCCCGGAAGGGGATCCCATGGATCCCTCCCCGTTCCTCTTCGAGGGCTTCCGCTGCGGCGTCACGGCGGCCATGGCGGCCAAGTTCGGGCTCCCCGTGGACCGTGTGCTCTGGGAGATCCCCGTGACGCTTCTCGGGCTCATGGCCGCGGGCGAAGCCTGGCGGCAGAAGGTGGACGGCGTGGGCCGTCCGTACGACCGCGAGGACGTCAAGCGCAAGCTCGCCGAGGCGAGGGCCAAGGCCGAAGCAGAAGCGGAGCTTGAGGCTGACCGGGAAGCGGCCGCCCCGTCCGACCCGTCCGACCCGTCCGACAAGTCCGAGGTGTAAGCCATGCCTACAGTCACCGTAAGATTCGACGCCGATATTTCCGAGGCCAAGAAGCAGCTCAGGGAGCTGCAGGAGACCGGGGCCAAGACCCAGGCCGCCCTCAGTGAGGGCAAGTCCACCGACCGGCGGGCGGCCCTCGAAGGGGTCCGGAGCGCCAGGGAGCAGCTGGCCGCCGCCGAAAAGGAAAAGGCGGCAGTGCAGGAGAAGATCCAGGCGCAGGCTCAGGCGGTCCGCGAAGCGCAGGCCGCGCTCAGCGCCGCCAAAGAGGGAACCAAAGAGCACGAGCAGGCCGCCCGCGCTCTAGAACGCCAGCAGCGGGCCTTCGGCGCCATCAAGCAGGCGGGGACCTTGCGCAGCCAGGCGGTGGATCAGGCGCAGCTCAACCTGAGCGGTGCGCGGAAGCTCGCCGCCATCACCCCCAAGCTGGAGCCCGCCCCGGCCTTGACCGGCTTCGCCCGGATCCGCGAGGCGGGGCTCGGCGCCGCCCGCCGCGTCGCCTCCGGCTTCGCCTCAATGCGGGCTCGGATCGCCTCCGCTTTTTCGGGGCTCCGGGGCATCGTCGCGGGCGGCCTCGCCGCTCTGGGCGTCCGCGCCGGGGTGCAGGAATTTCGCGCCCTGGTAGACGAGCTCGACGGCATCGGCAAGAGCTCCCGCGCCCTGGGCGTCGATACCGCGAATTTTCAAAAACTGAACTACGCCGCCAAGTCCCTCAACGTGGATTTCGGGCAGGTGCAGAACGCCATAGGGCTCATGCAGAAAACCATCGGCGAGGCCGCCGACGGCTCGGAACAGGCGGCGGCGAAATTAGCCCGCATCGGCCTCACCCTCGCCGACCTCAAGGGAAAATCCAGCTCCGAGCAGTTCGACATCGTGGCCCGGGCCATCAACAGCTTGGGCACCCAGGAGGAGAAGGCCGCCGCCGCCGCCGAAATGTTCGGCCGGAGCGGCGTCAAGCTCCTGGACTTTCTGCGGGAATATAAGGGGCTCGGGGACGAGATCGCCGCCCGGGGCGGCATCATCGACGACGCCCAGATCCGGGCGGCAGAAGAATTCAATCAAGCCGTTACCGACATCACTATGACGCTCCGGAGCATGGCGGTGAATTCCGGATTTATCCAGCAGCTGGCCGAGATCGCCCGGCTGATGGACTTCTGGGCGTCGAAAACCGAAGAAGTGACCCGTCGGAACAACGCGGCGAAAGGGGTGTTCGATCGTCAATCGGGAACCCGCTACGCCATCGCGCAGGCGCAGAAGTCCGGGGCATATTCGGAAGCGGACCTGAAGGCTATGCGGGACGCGGCGACCGATTACGGCCTCGGCCACTCCCACGGTCTCCAAAACGCGAGGGGGTATGACCTCATTGACCGGGCTCTGAAGGAGGCCGGTCTCGGCGCTCTTGCCCGCTCAAGCAAGACGCAGGGCTGGAACAGCGCCTGGCATGATATGCGGGGAACGGGAGAATTTTCCGCATCTGCCGAGACCGCAGCCCTCCCGACTTCAGCCGACGATGTCGAGGCGGCCCGGCAGGCAAGAGCACAGCGTCAGGCGGAAGCCGCCCGGCGCGAAGCGGTGCGACAGCAGGCGGCGAAGGAGCGCGCCGCCCAGTTCCAGGACCGCCTCGACCGCCTGAATTCCGGGAACACCGCCCAGACAAGAGACGAGGCCATCGCCGAACGCGTGAAGCAGGCGGAAAAACTCGCCGAATCCATGGGCCAGGTGCTCAGCGCCGAGCAGCGGGAACAGACGATCCGCGCGGCGGGGGCCAAGTGGGACGAAGCGGAAGCCAAGCGCGAGGCGGGGATCACCGACTACATCGACCAGCTCAACCGGAGATATAAGCTTCAGCAGATGATCGCCGCCGGCCGGGGCCGCGAAGCCGCCATCGAGGAGCGGCTGGCCGAGGCGCGGAAAAAGGCGGCAGACGCCGGGCGGGAGCTCACGGACGAAGAGACCGCCGCGGTGGAGCTCGCCGCCGGTCATCTCTACGACGCCGAGCAGGCGAAGCGGGCGACGGGCCCCGGCCGCATCGGCCAGGACGAATACGCGACCTACGGCCTCCGGAGCGTGGGCGGCCTCATCGAGGGAGCCTCCCGCGTGGGGACCATGGCCCAGGACTATCCCCGCCAGTCGGCGGAGACCCTGCGGGACCTGCAAGCGCAGGTCTCCGAGATCAAGGCCAAGCTCCCCGAGCGTACCGAAGCGGGCACGACAAGACTTGTACTGTGAGGTGAAATAATGGCTTTCGACCCTTCGACATACAAACTCAAGGAACAGCCCGGCTCCGGCTCCAAGACCGGAGCGGGCAAAGTGCAGTTCGTCTTCGCAGGGCTTCGCAGCACGGGCAAGGACGCTTCCGCCTGGGAGGCGCTCAAGACCGACGCGGACAATTTTACGCAGTTTCGAGGCTACTACATCGACCTGGACTCCTGCCGCCTGGACTACTCCGCCGGCATGTGGATCCTTTACATCGCGGGGAACGAGACCTCCGGCAGCACCGTCACCACCCGCCCAGCCGTGGGCGAAACGCGCTATAACCTCACCCTCGAATACTCCACCGTCCCGCTTGAAACCCTCGACAAATTCAAAATGCGGTGGAGCTACGACCTCTTTTATGCGGTGGACACCGACGAAGAGAACCCGACAATTCCCGCCATCCCGTCCGCGGTCGAAGAGGCGACCGACAGCCTCACCGGTAACTACGCCGGCGTCTGGGCCTACGCCAAATCACAACCCGCCAACTTCACCAAGCTGGTGGAGGGCGAGCTCCACACCTTCGCCTGGACACTTGTAGCCCGCCGGGAAAAAGGGAACATCAGCGGCAAGATGGTCTTCACCGCCTGCGTCAACGAGACCAAGTATTACCGGAGCCGGAGCGCCGCGATTTCCGGTCTTCCCTCGCCGAACTCCTTCCGCACGCCGGGGCAGACCTTCGGCTTCACGGGCGGCCAGTGGATATGCCAGCCAGACGGCATCAGCGAGGAGGGGAATCTCTGGGTCAGCCATACCAAGTACCTCTACTCCAAGGAGTGGGACGAGGATCTCTACCCGTAAGGAGCGAAAATGAGCGTACTAAGCCCCCCGGAAATGTCTTCCGGTAAAAATGTCATCACGCTGCTCGCCGAGATCATCGCCTACATCCGGGCCATCCGCCCCATCGGAAGCGACACCATCCGGGTCACCCAGACGCCCGGCGGCTGCATCCTCGACGCGGTGGACCAGGTCAACGACGCCTGGGGCATCGGCAACGGCATCGAGGAGAGCTCCAGCTCCTCCAGTTCGAGCAGTTCGTCAAGTTCTTCCAGCTCCTCGAGTTCGTCCAGTTCTTCCAGCTCCTCGAGTTCGTCCAGTTCTTCCAGCTCCTCGAGTTCGTCCAGTTCTTCCAGCTCATCCAGTTCCTCCAGCTCCAGCAGCTCTTCCAGCTCATCCAGCTCCAGCAGCTCTTCGAGCTCCAGCAGTTCGTCCAGCTCCGGGAGCTCTTCCTCCAGCTCTTCCGGCAGCAGCTCCAGCAGCTCTTCCAGCTCATCCAGTTCCTCCAGCTCCGGGAGCTCTTCGTCCAGCTCTTCCAGCTCCGGGAGCTCCTCCTCCGGATCTTCGAGCTCCGGAAGCAGCTCCAGCGGGAGCAGTTCCAGCGGATCCAGTTCCTCCGGCTCTTCGAGCTCGGGATCTTCCGGATCCGGCTCCAGCGGCTCTTCGGGATCCGGGGCTTCCGGCTCTTCGGGATCCTCCGGAAGCTCTTCCAGCTCTTCCAGCTCTTCCAGCTCCGGCGGATATCCCGCCCCGGCCATGCTCACGGTCAATCATTACATCTGCGAGGTGGACGTCCACTACGACGAGGAGACCGGTGACGAGTGGTACGACAACTACCGCTGGGAGTTCATGAGCGCCGACATCGGCGAGCGGGCGCCCGGCCTGGATCCCGGCCCCGAGTACCCGCAGCGGAAATGGTATTCGGTATATGAGTACTACGGCACGATTATCTACAGCTTCTCCGTCGATGTCAACCGGGCAGGCGACCTTGTCGGCGTCGGGGGATTCCCCGGCCACGCCACCGTGACGGCACTCCCCGAGCCCGGCCCGGACTGGCGCTGGCAAGTTTACACGCTTATAGAGCCCTACGAGGGCGAAGAATAAAGGAGCAACCATGACACCTCAAGACCTTTTTGCGGCCGGCAGGCTTATCGAGTACGCCGCCGGAAAGATCCCCGACCACCCGCTGGTGCCCGCTCTGCGGTACCTTGCGGCCTCACTTACCCGCCAAGGCGCAGACGCCACCCAGGCGCGCCGGGCCGGCACTTCGTCCGCCCCGTCCGACCGGTCCGACAAGTCCGACCGGTCCACCGCCCCGGGGGTCCCCCCGAAAGTACCCGCAAGCCCGGCGCAGCCGGGGGAGGCACCTCAAACGGTGCCGACAGCCACTTTCGGGGGAGTTGAGCCCGACCTCAAGGCAATCCTGGCCGAAGAGGGCTCCGACAAGACCACCCGCCACCGCTACGGCGACATCTACATCGAGGAGCTTTCCCGCTTTCAGGGGATCCCTGCGCGGATCCTCGAAGTGGGGGTCCGGTCCGGGGCATCCTTGCGGGCCTATTCCCGCCTGCTCCCGCAAGCGGAGCTCTGGGGCATCGACGTCAAGGTTCCCCGGCAGGACACCCCGGGGCATCTCATCATCGCCGACGGCTACGCCGCCGACACCTGGCGCGACCTGCCTCAATTCGACATCATCATCGACGACGGGAGCCACCGGCCGGCGGACATGCTCCGCGGGCTCCCGGTATTCCTGGATCACCTCGCCCCCGGCGGCACGCTGATGATCGAGGACATCCCCACCGAAGAGGCGGCGCAGGCGCTCCTCGACGCCTGCCCCGGTGCGGAGCTGATCCGCACGGAGCCGACCTCGAAATTCCACGACGACCGGATCGTGCGCTATCATAAGCCCGGCCCGCCGGTGGATCTCATCGTGCCTCTCGGCACGGGCTCCCAGAGCGACAACGACGAGCTCCGGCTGCTTCTCCGGAGCGCCGAGCAGAACTGCCTCGACCTCGGGAAAGTCTATATCTGCGCCACCTCGGCCCCCGCCTGGCTCACCGGCGCGGAAGTGCTCCCCGTCCCCGACAGCCACAAGCACAACAAGGACGCGAACCTCATCCAGAAGTTCCTCGCCGCCTGCAAGGCGAGCAGCGCCGCCAAAGTGGTCCGGTGCTCCGACGACCAGGTGTTCCTGCGCCCGGTGCGCCTCAACTCTCTCCCGCTCTTCCGGCGGGGGAAGGCTCCCACCTCCTACGGCGACGGCAAATGGTCGCGCCGGATGGTGCATACAGGCGAGTGGCTCGCGGAGCACGGGCATCCGCTGGCGGTATGCTTCGACACCCACTGCCCGCAGGTCTTCGACCGGGCCCAGGTCCCGGAGCTGCTCCGGGGCATCGACTGGTACAACGAGCAGCTCTGCATCAACACACTTTTAATGGGCTTGCGCGGCTGCACCTGGGGAGCGCCCCAGACGCGCTACAAGTCGACCTTCGAGGGGGAAGCTAAGCTCTACCCCATCGATCCCCGGCACCTCTTCGCCGGCTACAACGACGGGGCGTTCCTCCACGGCCTGCGGGAAGTGCTTTTCGAACTCTTTCCCGAAAAATCGAGGTTTGAAAAATGCTGACGCTCATCACACCCACGGGCGACCGTCCCGTCCCCTTCGCCCTTTGCGTGGACTACGTCAACCGCAGCACCCGCCGCCCCGACATCTGGATCGTGGTGGACGACGGCCGGGATCCCGCCACGCGGGAAGCTTTGGCCCGGGCGGAAGTCGAGGTGAATTACATCCACCCCGAGCCCATGGAAGGGCACAGCCTGATCCGCAATTTGCGCCTTGCCTGCGACGAGGTCACGGCGGGCAGCGACGTGGCCATCTTCGAGGACGACGACTATTACCCGGCGGAGTATTTGGAAGGCGTGGAGGCCCTGCTCCGGCAGGGCGCGCACTGCTGCGGGGCTTATCATCATCACTTTTTCAACCTCGGGAACCGCTGCTGGAAGGTCTACCGGAACGACCGGACGCTTTGCACGCATTCCCTGGGCTTTTCGTGGGAGGGCTTCGACTTTTTCGCCGAGACGGTGGAAAGCCACGACGGGGTCAACATCGACTCCCACCTCGGGGACGTCTGGCCCCACGACCGCCTCGGCCGCCGCGCCCATGAAAAGATCCTGCCGACCCACCTTGTGGGCTGGCGCTGCTGCACCGCGCGGCCCGGGATCACCCCGGGCCACCGCCGCGTCGCGGGGGGCAAGTGGCAGGCGGATCCGGAAGGCCGTCAGCTTGCGGCCTGGATCGGAGAAGCCGAAGCCCGCCGCATAATCGACATCGAACAGCGGGCCTTTGAGGCCCTCGAAAAGGAGGCATGATATGCAGACCGTCACTTTCGACATCACCGCAAAACCGCCCGCGTCGCTGGTGCTCTGGCGGGCAATCCCCGCCACCGTGACCCTGACGGGCCTCGGCGAGACCTCCGGCGACTGGAAGTGCATCGTCACCGCCGGGAACTGGGACGACGCGACACTTCTCACGGGGACCGTCGCCGCCGGGACCGCCCCCGGCACTCTCGCCGTCACCTTTGCCGCCATGGACTCCGCTCGCCTCGCCGCCGCCATCAAGGGCAATCCCACTCTTTCCTGCGTGGCCACCCTGACCGACAGCGTCTCCCGCGTCATCCTGATCCCCCTCTGCATCCGCAACCGCGCCACCGACACACCCGTCCCGCCCTCGCCAGGCAGCACCTACGTGCGCACGGTCAACGGGGAATCGGGAGACGTGGAGCTCACCGTCGAAACTCTCGGCGCTCTCCCGGCCCCGGCCACGGCGGGAACCGCGGGGCAGGTCCTGACCGTAACCGAGGACGGCGCCGCCTGGCAAGACATCCCCGCCATCGACTGGAGCAAAGCCGTCACCCCTGCCGGAGCGGCCATCACTCCGCAAGCGGGCAAGGTCTACGCCCACACCCTCGCGGCCGGGGACGTGCTCACCATCGACACCTCCGGCCTCGGGACCCGGCAAACGGATTTCGAGGTCCACTTGACGCAGCCCGCAACGGCGGTGACCTTTACCTTTCCCGCCGGGATCAAGTGGGAATCCGACGGCGTCTTTTCCCTGGCGAACGACGCTCCCGACTTGAGCGAGGGCGGCAGCACCTACTTTTTGACCTTTCGCTGGACTGGCTCCGCTCTCCTCGGCAACCTCGCGGGTGAGGTGAGATAATGCCGCTCCCTTACTCCCTCAACCCGTTGGGCATTTCCGCCGCCGCCTGGACCCGTCTGCAATACTTGGAATCGAGCGGAACGCAGTACATTTTGGTCGCGGAGACGATCACCCAGGACAGTCAAATCGAGGTCGCATTCCAAGGGGCTGGAACAATTGCGGGGAATACCCCCTTGGTCTACGGCTGCCGTACATCAAATGGAGCGCCCCGATTATGGGCGGGCAAAGGCTCAGGCGGCAATTGGAACATATTCTTAAACTACGGCAATTCGACGCAGACGATAGCTACACTCACCCAGTCCAGCTATAATGACTTGCGACACGTGCTTGGGAATAGCGGCAACGTCGGCTACTTAGACGATAATTCCATCGCGTTTCCTGCAACAAATTTTTCGTTTGGACAACTTTGCCTTTTCGGCGCGGATAATCCCGGGGGGCCAAACCCGGCTTTTTTGGGGAAAACCAAGATTTACGAGGCAAAGATCAACTCAATGCACCTGCTCCCCTATCTTGACCCTTCCGGGGTGCCGTGTCTGCGGGATAAAGCAAGCGGTGCAGCCTACTACAACTCCGGCACGGGACAATTTAGCTACGCATGAGGAGAGAAATGCAATACAAGCTCGAAAACGACACCCTTTTCCCCGCCCCCCGGAACTTCCGCACGCCGGAAGGGGCCACCATCTGCAACTTTTCCGCCTCGCCGGAACTCATGGCGGCCTACGGCTACACCGTGACCGAAGCGGAGGCCGAAGCGTGGCGCAAGGCGCACCCTGCTCCAAAGCCCCGCCCAGCGGTCCGGACCCGCTGCTCGAAGTACGAGCTTATAACGGTCCTCCGGGAACACTTCGCGGGACTCTACTACGAGCTCCGCGAGAGGTACGAAGCGGATCCCGAACTCCGCTTCTTCTGGGCCAGCGTGACCGAGCTGGACCGGGACAACTCCGACTTTTTCGCGCTGGCCGAAAAGGCCGGCTTTACTCCCACCCAGATCACCGAGATCTTCCGGTGGCTCCCGGAGGCGTAACCATGTACACCCTCGAAGAGATCGCCGAACTGCGGGCCCTGTCCCTTTCCCTCAAGCTCGAAGGGGCCGACCTGCTGGACTACTACACGGACTCCGGCTTGGCCAAGATATGCAACGGCATCGGGCCGGAACTCTTCCCGGACGCGCTCCGCCAAGCCATCGACGCTCTGCACCCGACCCTCAAGGCCCCGGCCATGGTCCACGACGTGGAATACACGCGCTCCGACGGGAGCTGGGAGACTTTCTGCCGGGCCAACGACCGCTTCCGCCGGAACGGGAAGAAGTGCGCCTGCGCGAGATACGGCTGGTACGACCCGCGGAGATACATCGTCATCGCTCAGGCGGCCCGCTTCGCGGCCCTCTGCCAGGCGGGCGGCTGGATCCCCTACATGCAGGCGCGGGAGAAGTCCCTGCGGAAAGGCTGCGACCTATGACCCGGCAGCAGATCCTCGAACTCACCGGCATCAGCCAGAACGCCCTCGCGACCCTCACCCGCAAGGGCAAGGCCGCCCCCTCGGGGAAAGTCATCATCCCCGGCGTGGCCGTGGTCCTCGAAGTCAAAAAAGCAGGCTCCGGAAAATTCGACAAGGTGGACTACGAGATCGGCTTCGAGCGCACGAACCGCGACCCGGAAGAGCGTGGCCTCCTGGACGTGACCGAGTTCCCGAGCGAGGCGGAGCTCGCCAGCCTCCCCAAGTCGGAGCTCGAACGATTCAAGCTTCTCGCCGAGACGCTCAAGATCCGCCTGGCCACCGAAGAGGCGGAAATGTCCATGCGCCGCCGCCTGCTCAAGGACCTGACCTCATCCCTACTCGACATCTTCGCCGACTTCCGCGCCGGCGTGGCCCGCCTCAAGCTCCCAGCCGACAGTCTCCAGCAGATCCGTCAGCTATTAGATCGTCTGGTCTCCCGCCTCGCCGAAGACCCCGCCGAATAATACATACCAGAGCACATACAACCTTCCCCTGCCTCAAAACCCGCCATTTTGAGGCAAAAAAAATGGTACCGGAGATGGGACTTGAACCCATGTTCCGAGGCGAAATGTGCGGCGTGTTACATACTCGGGCACATACAACAGGAGTGTTTTTCATGGATGCACCTCGCGGGCGGCGCGGGCGATACGCTCAAGGCTGGCTATATCTCTTGCGTAGATCGCCTCGACGTCGTCGGATTTGTGGCCGGTGATACTGCGGAGGTCGTCGCCCTTGATCCCGTGCTCCTTGTACCAGGTGATCGCCGTGCCGCGCACGGAGTGGAAACTTGCCTTGCCGGCGGGGGTGTCGAGGATCCCCAAGGACTTGCAGAGCTTGCGGCACTCTTCCGAGATCTTCCGGTTTGGCCAGTAGCCGAAGTTGCGGTGCAGCGGGAGGCCCGGGCGGCAGCTGGGCAGCAGGGGGCGCAAGTACGCCTCAAGCTCCGGCATGATCGGGACGCAGACCCACGTGGAGTACCGGGCCGTCTTTCCCGGCTCTATCGTGAAGACGAGGCGCGAAAAGTCGAACTGCTCAGGGGTCATCCTCGCGCAGGTTTCCAGGCGCTGGGCGGTCCAGCGGCTCAGCATGAGCATCATGCGGAGCTGGGGCGGGGCGGCGTCAACCAGGCGGGAGAACTCGGCAAGGGTGAGGTTGCGGTGCTTTTCCACCACCTGCACGACCCGGTTGGGGATCGGGGCGAAGGGGGAAGCGGAGAGGCCCGCCTCCACCAGACAGAGGCGGAAGACCGTATTGAGGGCGCTCTTGACGTTGTTGAATGATTTCCCGTTCCCGGTCCCGTAGTGCGTCTCAAGATAGCGGAGGGCCTTTTCCGGCGTGACGGCGTCGGCGTAACGCTCGCCGATTTCGGCGGCGAAGGCGCGCCAGCGGATGAGGTGCGTGTAAGACAGCTTGCGGCGGGTGAGGGCCAAGTCCCACATGTCCGAGAGACGGAGGCGCCTGCTCTGGGGCGCGGCGGGGGCGCTGACAGGGGGCAAGGCTTCACCCGGCACAACGAGAGGGGCGCAGGGAAAGGCGCGGCGGATGGCCGTTTCCGCCTTGCTCGCGCGGAGGCCTTCCATAAAAAGATCGTGGAGGCGTTCGGCTTCGGTGCGGGTGTGGACCTTGAGCGACCTGGTGCGGAGGCGGCCCGTCATGTCGCGAAAGTAGACATACCAGGTGTTTTTGAGCTTGCGGAGGGCGCACATTTTAGCCGCGGACCCTCGCAAGCATGGCCAGCAGGACCAGAATAATAATGATCGCCGGCACATAGATCAGAATGTCACCGCAGCCGCGGTTGCGGGTGAGCACGTTTTCCCCGGTATCGACGCGGATCGGGCCCTTCTGCGCAGGCTCGTCCGGAGCGGAAGCCTGGAGCGGAGCCCCGCAGTGAGGACACGCCGGAGCACGCCGGGAAACCTCGCGCCCGCAGTCGGGGCAGTACATGAGCGAGGCCGGAAGCCGGGGCGGATCGTCGGACTTGTCGGACGGGCCGGACTTGTCGGACGGGGGAGCGGCCGCGGGCGGCGAAGCCGGGCGCTCCGCCCGGAACTTCGCGCCGCACTCGCACTCTATCTTGTGACCGAGCAGGTCGTCCGTCAGGTCGTAGGACCTGCCGCAAGCCGGACAGGTAAAACGAATCATTTCTGCACCTCGCTTTCTGCTGGATGGTAAAGGGCCCGCAGGATCGCGGCTTTTTCGGAGGGGGGAAGCGGCGAGGAGAGGACCGCCGTGACTTCAGGCGGGGCGGCGGCGGCTCCGCCGGAAGGTGAAAAAAAATTATTCACGCCGGTCACGGTGTTCCGGTCTCCCGTCACCGCCGGGCCTATCGTCACCGGGCCGCCCGTGAGGGAGATTTGAGCCTGCGGGAACATCTTGTCGAAAGTGCCGATGGTCAAAAACTCGACCTTTCGTTTGCCGGAGATGATCCTGTTAAGGGTTGACTGGTCAAGGTGTAACGTCTCGGCCAGCTGCTTTTGCGTTTCACCGCTCGCGCAGAGTGTGCGGATGTACTCGGAAACCAAATCGGCAAGCATGATGCACCTCCTTTTCTCGGCATAAAATAGCCCGAAAGTTAAAAATTTTCAAATTATTTTTGAAAAAGGGCTTGAAATTTTGACATTCAGCAATTATTTTATGACAAACGTCAAAAGCAAAGGAGGTGCGATGGACTACGAAAAACCGGAAAAGACGATGATCGGGTGGAATGCGACGGCCGAGGAGCGGAAGAAAGCCGACGACCTCAAAAGAGTGCTGAGCCGGGCGTCGTATTCCGACCTGATACGCAGTCTTATCAATGAGAAGTGGGAAAAAATTTTTGGGGCTTCGGGAAATTTTGTGGGTGAGATCTGAACGTGGAATAGGAAAAAGACGATGAAAAAGACGGTAAAAACAGCGACTAATTTTTTCAGGGGTATCATTGTAGTTGAGGTCAAAAGACACAGCTTCCATGAAAATCAGCCTCAAAATATTAGTTGCGTTTCGTTGGCGCGGGATACACCGGAACCAGCCGTCAGTCAAGTCCCAATCCGGCATAACCGGTCGCTGCGCTCCCTTTTATTCCGTTTGGGACTTGACAGCCGTCAGAACCCGGTGTGTAATGGCTGCCGCCGGTCTTGGGAAAGAAAATTGATTTCCTTCCCAAGACCTTTCAAAACTCTGGATTTGTGCTATATTACGGTGAGGTGAATGCCATGACATTGGAAATGTTTTATCAGAAGTTGTTGAATCCGCCAAAACCGTGGGTGGTGTCGAAGGTGGAACTGTCGGACGACGGTTCCAGAGTGGATGTGTGGCTGACGCACGAGGAATACACGTTTCTGTGCTCCGTATGTCAGGAATCCGCACCGACCTATGATCATATGCCGGAGCGGATATTCCAGCATTTGGATACATGTGAGAGCAAGACATTCCTCCATGTAAGACTGCCGCGGGTGAACTGCCCCAAGCACGGAGTCAAACAGGGTGTGTTTCCCCTTGCCGGACCGTATTTGGATGTGACCTACAAGATGGAAGCGAAGTGCATTCAGGTGATGGAAGCCTGTGATCGTTCGGCTGCCTCCGATATCACGGGCGTCTCATGGGAACGGCTGGGCGGCATCATGAAGCGAGCAGTGGACCGAGGCCTTGCACGTCGGGGAGATGCCATCCCCCATATTATAGGTATAGATGAGAAACAGGTGTTTTCCCGGCATCGTTACTTCACCATCATCACGGATCCGCTCAATCACAGCGTCTATGATGTCATTACAGACGGACGTGCCATGAAGGATATAAAGCACTGGTTTGAGGATCGCAGGGACAAACTCGTCGATGTGGAAAAGGCGGCTATGGACATGAGTGCATCGTATAGTTCGCTGGCCGTGATGTATATGCCGAATGCCGAAATATGCTACGACCATTACCACGTTATCGCAACCATGAACAAGGCTGTTGATGAGGTCCGGAAATCCGCACAGGCGAAAATTGTGAACGAGGAAGATCGGAGGATGTTCTTCCGATCCAGAATGACGTTCCTCTATGGCGAGGAAAACCTGCCGGATCATCTCCGGTTCAAGTTCGAGAGAGCCAAGTCCATCTCGGCTCCGACGGCAAGAGCATGGGAGATCAAAGAGTTGCTGCGCGAACTCTGGCGCGTTACTCCGGAGGAGTCAGAGCTTGCCGCTTACTTCAAAAAGTGGTTCTGGAGGGCTACCCATTCCCGTCTGGAACCGATCAGGAAAGCGGCGAAAACGCTGAAGCGACATTGGGCAGGGATACAGGCTGCGATCATGAATGGCATATCGAACAGCGCAACCGAAGGCCTGAACAGCAAAATTGAGGTCATCAAACGCTCTGCGTGTGGATACAGAAACAAGGACAATTTCAGAACAGCGATCCTCTTTCACTGTGGAAAACTGAATCTGATGCCGGAAATGGGGAGGTGACCCGGAAATATTTGATTTTTTCAACCGGGTCAAGCATTTCTCTGCTTGACAAATGAACGAACAACTATTATATTAAACGGAAAGATTCAGGTTAGATTGATGTGCGGAATGCTTTACCCACAAAAATCCCTGAAGGACCAAATTTTTGCCCAGAAAGTTGACACCTGCCATTGATATGTGGCAAAACAGACAAACACGAAAGGAGCAACAAGATGGATGTGAACAGGGAGAGGGAAGAGAGGGAAGAGCGGGAAGACCGGGCGCATGAGATCGACGAGGCGCTGAAGAGCGTCTTCGCCGATGCGGACCGGGCCGAGGCCGTGAAGCGGCTCAGAAAAACAGCGGACGCCGCCCACGAGGTGTCCCAGTTTTTCGCCCTCCTCGGCATGAGCAGCCTCCGCCAGTGGGCCGCCACTCAGATGGACGCCAAGGCCCTCAGCGTCGGCGTGGTGATGGTCTCACGCGGGCATGACGCCAGTTTGTGGCGCGACGAACTGCGCGCGCTCGCCGACAAGATGGATCCGGCGGGGAAGGAGGCGGGGAAGTGACGGGCAAGATCAAGATGAGAGGGCTCATGCCCGGGCTGGAACTTTTGAGGCAGGAAGAGGAGCGGCTGCGCTGGCTCGCCTATAAGCGCATGGTGACGCTGGGCGTGTGGATCGCGCTGGCGGTCCTCGCAGGCGTCATGATCGCGGGGAGGTGAGACCATGGACGAGGAGCCGCTGGACTATTTGCAGCAAGACGCGCTCGGCGCTCTGCAGAAGATGGCCGCCCGCTTCGGGGATCTTGAGACCCCCGGAGCCCCCAAGGTGACCTTGCACTGCGGGACCTGGGGCCGCCTGCGTCCGGAAGACGTCGCCCCCGGCGAGTGCGCTGTCATCTTGACCGGAAGCGAGGAGCAGGTCTGGCAGGCCATGAGAACACCCGGCGTCGCCATGGGCGACGTGGTAATCCTCAGCGCTTACCGCTGGTCCGTCTTGCTGGCCGCCGTCAAGACCATCGCCACCATGGGCGAAGGCGCCCCCGGCGAGGACTACGTCAACATCGCCCAAATGGCCCTGCGGGAACTGGGGAGAACTAAGGAATGAATACCGAAGAAGCAAACGAGAGGGCGCGGGTGCTGGCCGAAGCGGCCCGGCGCGCCGGGGATAAAATGGCGCTTGAAGTGTTCGACGAGCCGCCAGTTTCGACACAAGACGAGATCGAGGAGCTCAAGCGGATGATCAAAGAGGATGAGGAGATTTTGAGCTATGCCCACGACCTCTATGTGGTCTGCTCGGTGAGATCGTCGAACTTGAGCAACCTTATCAACTGCGAGGGCGGCGTCGGGCAAGACGGGCTCGACCGTATGGTCTATCATATCGCAGAACGCGACCTGCACGACCTCGAGATGGTCGTCAAGCGCGAAAAGGCCCACGCGGAGCTGGAGCTCGAAAGACTGCGGAAGGAGGCGGGGAAGTGAGAGAGATGATCGAAGCGCTCAAGGAGCTGATCGAGGTCAGGAGGGGATGCCCCGAAGACATCAAGCCCGCCATCAACAAGGCTATCGACGCGCTGACACGGGCCATCGTGAGGCAAAGTGAGTCTCCCGCACCACCCCCCGGTTATTATTACCCACAGAGCCCAAAAGCGCCATACATTGAGTGGGTGACCGGGCCCACAAACCTTTGCAAGGCGGAGGCGGAGGAGGAGAAGTGAACACCATAGAAGCCGAAGAGGAACGGCGGCGGAAGTTGTCGGACGGGGCCGACATGTCGGACAAGTCGGACGGTGAGGCCGGGTATGTGACCGCGGCACTGGTGGCCGAGCGGAAGCGGGAGAAGGCTTTCGCCTGCGCCCTCGCCGAAGCCAAGGAAGCCGCCTCCGCCATGGGGCGGCAGCTGGACAAAATCGAGAAGACCCTCGACGCGCTGAAGGTCATGCTGGCGCTGGGGGATGATGAGGAGGCGGGGAAGTGAGCAGGGTCGAACTGGAGGAGATCGCCCGGCGGGGATCGCCCGCCGTTCAGGCGCGGCGGACCGCCCGCGAGGACTGGGAGGCCGGGACCTGGCCGCGCTGGATCCGCTATGACTGGGAGGCCCTTTTCGGCGCCGCCTGGGGCCGGGTTTATCGCGAGGTGATCGACGCCTGCCAGATAGTGGATCCGGACAAGGCGGCGCGGGATCTGGCGGCTTATGCCGCCGCAGGGAAGTGAAGGTGTGAAGATGACTATCGACGAAATCTTGAAGGCGAGGCAAGAGCTGGATGCGGCGAAGGAAGAAGTCGGCGACAAGATCAGCGACGCTTATGACGCCATCGGCCAGCTTGAGGATGCACTGAACAGGGTATATAATCTGGACAAGGATCTAAGCAAGGAAGAGTTCGCCAAGTGGGTGGAGATCGGCGTCTGCGTGGGAGCCGTGATCGATGTAGAGGGCTCCGCGGCTCCGAACCCCTTGACGGTGACGGGGATCACCTCTGCCGGTTTTATCGCCAAGGATGCGGAAGGGAAAGAGTGGGACCTGAGCAGGAAATACTTGCGTCTGCTCGAAAAGTTCCACGTCCGGAAAGCGGGGAAAGACTGACCATGTGGGAAGGTGCGGTGCTGCTGATCGCGGGCGTGACCGTGGGCTTTGTCGGCGGCTGCGTCGGGTGCGCCGAGGTCTTTTTCTGGGCCGGGGCGCGGGCCGCCCGCTGGGCCTATCGCGCCGGGAGGCTGGACGCCGCACGGGAAGAAGAGGCCCCCGAGTACATCGAGGAACTGCTGCCGCCCGGGCCGGGAGTGCCCGAAGATCGGGCGGAAGAGGTAATGAAGAGAGTCAGGGGGAAAGGGGAGATAGGACCTATGGGACCTATAAGTCCTATGCCGGCGGCCTCCGCCGCCGGGGAAGAGAGGCGAGGGGAATCGTGAGACCATCGGAATACACTCCGGAGCTTTTGGAGCGGTGGCGGGGGGAACTGCCCGGGCTGGAGGCGCGGCTGCCCGACGCCAAGGGGAACGAGCGGGGCGTCATCGTGTCGAAGGTGTGGATCCGCAAGCGGGCCCTCGGCATGATCCCCGCCGAGGAGACCTTGCAGGAGTTCCGGAGCCGGTACTATGCCGACAGGAAAGAGGCCAAGCTCTCCCGCTACCGCGAGGAGCTGCCCCGGCTGCGGGAAGAGCTGGCCAAGGAGACCGACGAGCGCGAGCGGTACTACCTGCGCTCGCGGATCGAGACCAGAGAGGTCGCCCTGGGGCTCAAGACCCCCTCCGAAGGCTGGCGGCGCAAGAACCGCGTCAAGGCCGTGCCCGGCGAGATGCACGAGGCCGTCTGCTGGCACTTCGAGCACCCGGGGGATTATGCGCCCCTCTGCCTGGAGCGGGAGCCCGGGAGCCGCCTGAGCCCCGCGGGATGGAAGACCACCGCCAGCTGGCGGCATGTGACATGCTTCGAGTGCCTGAAGCTCCGCGGGACCGACGCGGATCCGCAGAAGGGCCGCGGGCTCGAAGAGAAAGGGCCAGCTCCCTGCTGCGGGAACTGCGGGCACTGGGTCCCCGGAAATTCTCAGGCCCTCGGCGGGCGGTTTTTCGGCGTCTGCACGGCCCGGCCCGGGGAACGGATCGCGACCGAGGCCGGCGCGCACTGCGGGCGCTGGGCCGCGACGGAGGAAGATCATGGCAACTGATTTGAACAGGATCGACGATTTCGATTTTTATGTCGGCGTCGCCCTGATCTGCTTTTCGCTCAAATCGACCGCGTGCGGGACGCTCGCGGCCGGGGCGGCTATTTTTATCTTTTGCATGACTCAGGTGGTGAGAAAGTGAGCTGGGGGTGCGTTTTGGTCGTGGTCGTCGCCGGGGGGATGATCCTCGGGGTGCTGGCCGCGTGTTTCGCCGGGATGGTCTATTTCTGGGAATCGCGGAAGGCCGAAGAGTGGTATAAATCATGGCGCGAAAGTAAAGAGCGGAAGGGCAGGAAATGAGGGGGAAAGAGGCCGCCAGTTTGCCTTATAAGGACTGCTACGGAACGCATAACGCGGGGCTCACCGACTGCCGCCGGTGCGCCGTGCGGACTTACTGCCGGGACTTCACCCTCAACGACCGGCGGGGGGACCTGGGGGAGCGCAAGTCCGACGTGCCCGGCGAGGTCGCCGCGGCGCTTTCGCGCTTCGCTTTGCTCCCCGAAGTCTACGAGACCCCAGACGGGCACATCGGGCAGACTTTTCACCTCGTTTCCGGCTTCTGCCGGTGGATGACGACGCTTTCGGCGCAGGCTTTCCGGCTCGTCCGGCTGCGGCTCAACCGGGCGGCCATGTCCCGGACCCGTGAGGCCCGCGCGCTGGGCGTCGGCGAAGCGAGTGTATACAGGTACGAAAAGGAGATTTTTCAAAAAATGGGAAAATGCAAGAGGTTTTTTGTGTTCGTTTCCGGGCCCATGACCGGGCTTCCCGACTTCAACCGCCCGGCGTTTTATCAAGCGGAAGAGGATTTGCAGCTCCACCTGGCGGAGCCCGTCAACCCCGCTTACCTGGGGCTCTGGCTCGCCGACGACGCGCCCCGGGAGGCCTTCCTCGACATCTGCCGGACAACTCTCCGGCACTGTCAGGGGATCTATATGCTCAAGGGCTGGCAGGCTTCCGAGGGGGCGCGGGCCGAGCGGGACCTCGCCCAGACTCTGGGCCTGCATGTGTGGTACGAGGGGGAAACGCCCCTCGCCGAAATCGAGAAAACCGCCCGCAAGTGGGCGGAGAAAAACAGGTAACATCCAACATTTTGGAAGGAGCAAAAAAAATGGCAGAAAAGAAAAAGGACGATTTCGCGCCGGTGGAGATCGCGCTCGACAAGGTGTCGGCGAAGCCGGACCGGGAAATGGGGGACGTGCACTCGCTTGCCGAATCCATCCGCAAGCTGGGGCTTTTGCAGCCCCTCATCCTGGAGGCGACCGCGAACGGACGGTACAAGGTCATCGACGGCCGCCGGCGCTACTTCGCGCTGCTGGAGCTGGGGCGGAAGACCCTCGCGCCGTGGGAGTGGACGTGGAACCACGCGGGCGGCCATCCGGAGATCGTCGCCCTTGCCGCCAACACCGAGCGGCGGGACCTGAGCCCGTCGGAAGAGCTGGCCAAGATCGCGCAGCTTGCCGACGGCTACACGGTGGAGAAGCTCGCCGAACTCCTGGGCAAGTCTCCCGGCTGGGTCTCGCGCCGCCTCAAGATCAAGGACCTCAACGAGGGGTGGCGGGAGGTCCTCGACGACCCGGAGCTTTCCAAGGCGTGGAGCCTTGAAAAGCTCGCCCTCATCGCCCGGCAGCCGGAATACGTCCAGGAAGAGCTGGAATACATGATCAATGAGCCCCCGCTCAGTTTCGAAGCGCTCAAAAAGGAGATCGACGAGGAGAGCATGAAGCTCTCGGCGGCGGATTTCGACACCTCGGAGTGCGAAAACTGCGTCCACAACTCGGCGCTTCAGCGGCTGCTCTTCGACGACGGGGAGGAGGCCTGCTGCCTCAATGCCGAGTGCTGGGCGAAGAAAGAGGAGGAGGCCTTGAAGGCCTGGGAGCGGGAACGGGAGCGGGAGAGATCGGACCGGTCGGACGAGTCAGACGGATCGGACGGGGGGAACCCCGCGCCCCGCGGCGAAGGCGAGAAAAAAGAGCCCACCGTCAAGGAGCGGGAGTTCGCCCTCGAAGGGAAGCGGCTCGCCCATGCCCTCGCCGCTCTCCGCGCCAAGATCGAGGAGAAAGGCTTCGCCGAGGCCTTCCTCGCCGAGACCCGGCCCGACGGCTGGATCGAAGAGCACTTCATCCGCTGCCTCTCGCTCTGGGGCTATCATGGGCCCTTCACGAACTTTTACCGGCTGGGGCTCACGCCCGCCATGGCGGTGAAGCCCGCGCCGCTGGAGCCCTTCCTGGTCGAATTCTACGAGCAGCTCTGCCGGGTCGTCGGCGAAGACCTCCGCAAGGAGCTCCAGCACACTCAGGCGGCCCTCACCCGCGAGGGCGGGCCCGCCGTCTGCGCCCTCTTCGGCCTGGACTGGCAGCACGACTTCTGGGAGCCCGCGATGGTGGCCATACCCGAGCCCAAGAGCCTCATCGAGGCGCGGAGGAAGGAGAAAAAATGAGCACCGGCACCGAGTATATGCCGTTCCCGGCGCTGTGGTGCCGGAAGTTCCTGCGGAAGGATGACGCCGCCGCCGGGCGGCTCATCAAGGCTCTCTGCCGCTTCGCCGAGACCGGAGAAACTACCGACTTCGCCGACGACGAACTTCTCGCCGAGCAGTTCGAGACCATGTCCGACCTGATCGGAAGGACCGCCGCAAAAAGGGAAGCCGGGAAAAAGGGCCTTGCAAAAAGATGGGGGAAGGATAGCACACCCGATAGCACACCCGATAGCACACCCGATAGCACACCCGATAGCACACCCGATAGCACACCCGATAGCACACCCGATAGCACACCCGAT